GATGGAAAAACAACATGCCGGACTCGACGACCGCGTGCAGAGACTTGAACGCTGGCGCATGTTGCTCATCGGCGGCGGCCTCGTTGTGGGGTTCCTCCTGTCTCGTGCCGCGGACAACGTATTGCACACAATTTTTCCGATTCAATAACCTATATACTCACGACGGCAGTATGATATACTGTCGGTCGCATGTCTCAGTGGCTTGAAGAAAAATATATTGGGTTGGTGGGTACGCAATTAGAGTATTTCCATCGACAGTCACGCACGACGTATGGCTTTCGCTGCCCATTTTGTGGCGACTCCAAACGTCGTGTCAACAAGACACGCGGCTATTTCTTTTTACATAAAGGGCAGTATTTTTATAAATGCCATAACTGTAACGTCAGTATGTCGCTTCGGTCGTTCTTGCGGCAACAAGCACCCGAGTTGTTTCGGGAGTATCAACTGGATGTGCTTCGGCAAGAGCGACCCGTAACGCCTACGGTGCCGGCGCCATCGAGCGAGGTGCCTATGTTTGGATTCGGAAAAGCACCACTCAAGATGACGCTACCCACCATCGCGTCATTACCCGAAGCCCATCTCGCCGCCCAGTATTGCCGTTCCCGTCAACTTCCCGAATCCGCTCTCTCACATCTCTACTTCACCGATGAATGGACAACGTGGATCAAAGAGATGAAATGGTCGTATGCGTTGCCTGAAGATCACGCCCCACGACTCATTCTTCCGTGGTTCAACCGTCATCACGAGTTGCTTGGTGCTCAAGCGCGACGAATTGATGCCACTGGCGATGCCGCTCGATATGTGACCCTCAAACATGATAATTGCGAGGATAAGATTTATGGCTGGGATCGTGTGGAGATGCATAAGACCATCTATATGGTCGAAGGTCCACTAGATTCGTGGTTTCTTCCCAACACCGTCGCCTCAATGGATTCAGACCTGATGCGACTTTATACAAAATATTTTATGGGAAAGCACGTTGTCTTTGTGTGGGACAATGAGCCTCGCAATGTCACCGTGGCCAATAGTCTGTATAAGGCGATCAAAGCGGGCATGTCCGTCGTTATTTGGCCGTCGTTTGTGCAAGAAAAAGATTTGAACGACATGGCGAAAGCAGGATATACTGTTCCCGAATTGGTGCAGCAACATACCGTGCGTGGGTTGCGAGCCGAGTTAGAATTTTTACGCTGGCGTCGGATGTAGTCGCTGCTATATACTAGAGAAGATTATGGAACCTGTGGTAATACCAATTTTAGATCATGGTCAAGTGGTTTTGCTCGATGTGTTCGGAAGTGATGCGCGCATCGCCGAATCGGCTCGCGTCTCCTACGGCAAAGGCACCAAGAAAACCAGCAACGATAAAGCTCTCCTTCGCTATCTCATGCGGCACAAGCATACCTCGCCGTTTGAGATGTGTGAAGTATTATTTTATCTGAAGGTGCCCATCTTCGTGGCGCGACAACTTGTGCGGCATCGCACCGCGAACATCAACGAAGTCTCAGCGCGATACAGTGAACTCCCCGAGGATACCTATGTGCCTGAGCAAGTGCAGCTCGGCCCACAGTCCTCTATCAATAATCAAGGTCGGGCGGCCACGGAACCGTCGATTCGAACGCGGCGGGCGCAGTTCGAGATTGAACGACAGAACAACGATGCGTTTCAGTCATATGACCGACTGCTCACGGTGAATAATATTTCCAGAGAAATTTCTCGGGTGGTGTTGCCGCTTTCAACATACACAGAGATGTATTGGAAGTGTGATCTCCATAACTTCTTTCATTTCTGTAAGTTACGGATGGACAGTCACGCCCAGTATGAAATTCGAGTGATGGCGACCGCAATGTTTGACGCGGTGGCCCCGTTTTTTCCGCTCTCAACCGACGCATTTCAAAACTATATACTTTATACGAAAACACTATCCGCGATGGAGCAACGACTGCTTCGTGAGATGGTGGCGCAATCACCACTGCCCTCGGCGGAATCCGCCAAATTACTGGGTATGAGTGATCGTGAATATCAAGAATTTTCGGCGTGGATCACGGAGATTCAAGCCACAACTACAGGTGAATAATCATGTCCAAGCTCCCTGCATCACAGCCCTTCACAACCGATACCCCGTGGTCTACAGTGGGCTACCTTACCTATAAACGTACCTACTCGCGACGTCTAGAAGAAGATAATCTGAATGGTCCCACCGAAGAATGGGTGGATACGGTGAACCGTGTGATCGCGGCGTCTAATAGTCAACTCGATTGCCGATTCACCGAGGACGAACAACAGCGACTTCGCTATTACATGCTCAAGCTGAAGGGCACCGTTGCTGGACGATTCTTGTGGCAGTTGGGCACACCGACGATTGAACGATTGGGACTTCCGTCGTTACAAAATTGTGCGTTCGTGGCCGTTGATAACGCCGTGCGACCCTTTACGTGGGCGATGGATATGTTGATGCTCGGCAGCGGCGTCGGGTTTAGCATTCAAAAAGAACATGTGAACCAGATTCCGCCGGTCAAGAAACATTTTCATGGGCCGACGCGTCATGATCATGCGGATGCGGATTTTATTATTCCCGACACTCGCGAAGGCTGGGTGTCGTTGCTGGAACGCACGTTAGAGAGCGCCTTCTCTCGTCGCAAGTCGGATTCATTTCGGTATTCGACCCAGTTGATTCGTGGCGGCGGTGCTCCCATCAAAGGCTTCGGTGGTGTGGCGTCGGGGCCAGAAATTCTCTGTGACGGGATTGCGAAGATTTCGTCCATTCTGGAAAAACGCGCCGGGAAGAATCTCCGCCCGATTGACTGCTTGGACATCATGAACATCATCGGCAGTGTCGTGGTCGCCGGCAATGTGCGTCGGTCGGCCCAGTTAGCCATCGGGGATCCTGACGATATTGAGTATCTGTTGGCGAAGCGGTGGGACTTGGGGAACATTCCGCCCTGGCGCAGCATGAGCAACAATAGCGTGGCGTGCGATGACATCTCGCAGCTTCACGAGTTCTTCTGGGATGGGTATGAAGGGCGAGGCGAGCCGTATGGTCTCATCAACCTCACCCTCTCCAAGCAGGTCGGTCGTCTTGGAGAAACAGAATATCCAGATCCCACCGTGGTCGGCTACAACCCCTGCGCAGAACAGTCCCTCGGTAACTTTGAAACGTGTTGCTTGGCTGAAATTTTCTTACCCAACATCGAAAATTATGAAGAGTTCGTGGATGTGCTCACGTTACTCTATCGCATCAACAAGCAGTCGCTCGCCCTCGGGTGCCATAACAAGGAAACCGAAAAGATCGTCAACGAGAATATGCGCATGGGTATTGGCGTGACGGGCTATCTTCAAGCAACCGACAAGCAAAAGAAGTGGTTGAAGCCGGCGTATGAACATCTGCGGGAGTTTGATACGCAGTATTCGAAGGAGCGGGAGTTCCCGACGAGTGTGAAGCTCACGACCTGTAAGCCGAGCGGCACCTTGTCGTTGCTGCCGGGCGTGACGCCTGGCTGTCACCCCGGTTATGCGCAATACATGATTCGTCGTATTTCGATGGCATCCAACCATCCGTTGGTAGAGGTGTGTCGCGCGCACGGCTATGACATTGAGTATCGCTTGAACTTTGACGGCAGCAATGACTACAGCACTGTCGTTGTGTCGTTCCCCTTCTCATTCCCCGACGGCACCGTGCTGGCGAAGGATATGACCGCACTTCAGCAACTCAAGGTGGTCAAGGAGCTTCAGCAGAACTGGAGCGATAATAGCGTGTCCTGTACGGTCTATTATCGCAAGGAAGAACTGCCTGAAATCAAGAAGTATCTGGCCAAACATTTTGCGTCATCGCACAAGTCGCTCTCATTCTTGTTACACTCCGAGCATGGTTTCCTTCAGGCACCGTACGAAGATATCACCAAAGAGGCCTATGACGCCTTAGTGGCGAAGACGAAATTGATTACCTCCATTGCCGACGGTCAGATTGGCTTGGAGGACGATTGTGTCGGTGGGGTGTGCCCCGTCCGTTAGTACGTCGTAAGTCCCGTAAACTGTAAGTCAACAAAAAAGGAGTCCCTATGGATGTCGTATATCTCGTGTATAGTAATATCGTTCTACTCGTCATTGTGTTGCTCACCATCAAAGGCACGTCGGTCTATCATAAACGTCGGCATCAGTCACACTCACACACGCATCGATACTGTGGAAACGGACATCTACCGTCGCATCGATGAGGTACAGCAAGAACTCATTCGCGAGAATGCGTCCATTCTCAAGACCGTGAAGTCACGGTAATCATACACACCCCACCGACACATACGTTTGAAGGAGTATAATATGCCAACGATTGATGTTTTGTATTTTTCGGCGCCGTGGTGCGCCCCGTGTAAGCGTCTCGCGCCTGTGATGGACAAGTTAGCCCACGAGTTTCCCGCGATCACGTTCAAGAAAATCAACGTGGACGATGAACGCGAGGCCGTCGAGCAGCATCAAATTCGCGGCGTGCCGACGTTAGTGGTGCTTCGTGATGGGGCGAAGGTTGACACCATTGTGGGGCCCGAATCCGAATCAGAACTTCGTGCTACGTTCACTGCGTTCGTCGAGTCCTAAATATGGAGTATGAAACATGGGTGGCTCGGCATTGATTATTCCGTAACCTGTCCCGCACTCTGTGTGACGGATGGCACCACGCATCGGTGGTGGGTCAATTACAAACTCCACGGGAAACCCTATAAGGAACTCCCGAACGTGGAGTGGTCGCCTTCAACAACCGACGGCGAACTCCCGCGTTTTCTGGAACTCGCGGAGTGGGTCTCGCGAGTCGTGCGTGAAACACACCCACAGCACATCATTCTAGAAGACTATGCGTTCAGTCGTGCGGGTCGGTTGACGCAATTGGGTGAAAACGGCGGCATTCTCAAAGCGGAACTCTATCGTCAGCATCCGACGATTCCCCTCCATGTGGTCGCCCCGACGTCCATGAAAAAGTTTGCGACCGGCAAAGGGATT